GAAGACAGGGCGCTCGGCATAACCATCGAATTCAATCTTGAAGGCCTTCTTCGCGGTGACAGCGCGGCGCGTGCGGGTTTCTATCAGTCGGGCCTCACCAACGGCTGGATGACGATCAACGAAGTCCGAGCGCTCGAAAACATGCCTGCCGTCGATGGCGGCGATGTCCCGCGGATGCAGATGCAGAATGTTCCAATCACTCAGGCTGGAACGCAAACACAACTGCCCCCTCCCAACGAGGAATGAACGACATGAAAACGAAGGATTTCGCCCTGCAGGTCAAAGACCTGTCGGAAGACGGCACCTTTGAAGGCTACGGTTCCATCTTTGGGAACATCGACAGCTACGGCGAAAAGGTGATGCCAGGCGCTTTCGTGGAGAGCCTGGCCAAGCACAAGCGCGAAGGCTCGAACGTCCTGATGCTCTGGAATCACGATGCTCACCAGCCGATCGGCGTCTGGGAGGATCTGGCTGAGGATGCAAAGGGCCTGTGGGGCAAGGGCCGGTTCCTTCTCGATATCCAGCGGGCGCGCGAGGTTCACACTCTTGCCAAGAACAAGGCAATCGGCGGTCTGTCCATCGGCTACCGCGAGGAAGATACCGACCAAGACGGCGCCGTCCGGCTCCTGAAGAAGCTCAACTTGTACGAAATCTCTCCGGTGACATTCCCGGCCAACCGCCGCGCCCGGATCGAGAGCGTCAAATCAGAACGCATGGATGAGTTCGCCCGTCGACTGCGCGACGGCGACCCCATGCCGATCAAGGATTTCGAGGACATCCTGCGCGAGGCAGGGGTTCCGAAAAGCATGGCTGTCGCGATCGCCTCGCACGGCTATGCCAAGGCCATTCGGAGTGATTCCGAGGGCGAGAAGGCGAACCCAGGCGACTTGTTTTTGCAGGCGCTGCTGAACTCTTAACCCCTCAAAAACCGAAGAGGCGAAACAATGAAACGCAAGTTTTACACACTAGCGACCATCCGCATTCTCGGCGCTATGACTGCGTCTGAGCGCGCCGCCGGCCGCTACCTGCGCGATGGCAACGGCCATCCAACTCCAGAGCAACTGGCAAGCCAGGTCAAGGCGAAGTTCGACTCTGCACTCGACGCGGTGAAGAGCATTGCCGACCAAGCCCTTGGCAAGGCCAAGTCCGGGGAAGAGCTGACCAACTCCCTCAAGGAGAAGGCTGACGATGCGCTTCTTAAGCTCAATGGCCTGAACGAGCAGATGGCCGAGCTTGAGCAGAAGATGGCCCGTGGCGCCAAGGGCGGTGACGACGCCCAGAAGTCTGCCGGTGAACTGTTCGCCAATGATGAGAAGGTCAAATCCTTCCTCGCTGGCGATCCAAGCTCCGGCAAGGTCGATGTTCGGATGAAGGCCACGCTGACATCTCTCACGACCGATGCCGCTGGCTCGGTTGGTGATGCGATCGCCAACACTCGCCTGCCTGGTCTTCTGGCCCTTCCTCAGCGTCGTCTGACCGTCCGCGATCTGCTGTCTCAGGGCCAGATGGACGGCAACACGCTGGAATACGTGAAGGAAACGGGCTTCGTGAACAACGCGGCTCCGGTTGCTCAAGGCGCCGCCAAGCCATCGTCCGACATGAAGCTCGATCTGGTGACGACATCCGCAAAGGTGATCGCGCACTGGATGAAGGCCTCCAAGCAGGTTCTGTCCGATATTTCGCAGCTTCGCTCGATCATCGACCAGCGTTTGCTTTACGGTCTCGCCTATGTCGAAGAAGCGCAGCTCCTGAACGGCGACGGAACTGGCCAGAACCTGAACGGGATCATCCCACAGGCGACGGCTTACTCTGCTCCGATCACGCTGTCTTCTCCGACCAGCATCGACATGATCCGTCTTATGATGCTCCAGGCGGCTCTTGCCGAATATCCGGCGACAGGCGTCGTTCTGCACCCAAGCGATTGGGCGTGGATTGAAACGCTCAAGGACACCACGGGCCGCTACATCATCGGTAATCCTCAGGGCACGATCAACCCGACGCTTTGGGGCCTGCCAGTTGTGGCAACTCAGGCGATGACCGTCGACAAGGTTCTCGTTGGCGCGTTCAAGCTCGGAGCCCAGGTCTTCGACCGTTGGGATGCTCGCGTGGAAACTGGTTTCGTCAATGACGACTTCACGAAGAACCTCGTGACGATCCTCGCGGAAGAGCGCCTTGCTCTGGCTGTCTACCGTCCTGAAGCCTTCGTCTACGGCGACTTTGGTCGCGTGACCTGATCGGCTTCGGCTCATCAAGGAGGGCAGCTTCGGTTGCCCTCTCTATGAACCGAAGGAGAATCGACATGAAGACCTACGACGTTCTTCGCCAGCACCTTGGCGACAAGATGTACATGCCAGGAGACATCCGCGAGGTAGCACCGGGCGATGTGCAGCATCTCATCGACAACGGTGTTCTCCGCGAAGCAAAGGCAAAATCCGAGCCCACGCCGTCTAACAAGGCCGAGAAGGCCGCCCCAAAGAACAAGAGCGCTTAAATCATGCATCGTCCAGTCCGCGTTACCGCGCCCGAAATGCTGCCCGTCTCTCTTGAAGAGGTGAAGAAGGCTCTGCGCGTCGATAGCGCGGATGATGACGACATGTTGACCAACCTCATCCAGTCCGCAGTTGATCATTACGAGGGCTGGACTGGCATTCTGGGCATCTGCCTTGTCGAGCAGACGTGGCGCCAGAACTTCGACAGATACGAGCAATGCTTGCTCGTTCCGTTGGGGCCGGTAAACGCTGTCGACGCCATCAGTATCCGCAACGCGGCCGGTTCGGAAACGCCCGTTCAAGCTTCAGATTACGCAGTGGAAACAACTGCTGCCGGACGGGACGTTGTTCGCTTCGCTGATGGCTTCGCTATGCCGAACGACGTTGCAGAGCGAGCGGCTATCTCCGTCGATTATCGCGCGGGGTGGCCTATCGTGGACAACAAGCCAACCGTGCCGGCCGACATCCGCACCGCCATCATTGCCCGGGTCCAGATCGGTTACGAGCAGACCGCAACCGATGCCGGAAAGACAATCGCAAGCATGGAAAGCGCCCTGATCAGCAAGTGGCGCCGACCAATTCTGTAGGAGGCCCAGATGGCCCGCGTGAAATTCACCAAGGACTTCGACTACAAGCCCACGCCGCAGACCACCACCGGCTACAAGGCTGGCTGGGAAGGCACTGTGAAGCGAGAGTGCGCGGAAGAAGCCGTCGCCGCCGGTAAGGCTGAATGGGCCGGTAAAGACGCGGAGGCAAAGCAGGATGGCGAAGCCGAGATCAGCCGGTGATCTGTCCCACCGTGTCGCATTCGACAAGCGCGAAGAAATAGACCGGGGAGATGGTGTCTTTGTTGGTCAATGGGTCGAGCAGTTTCAGGTCCGGGCGGGCTTTGCGCATTTGCGCGGCGGCGAAAGCGTCATGGCCGACCGCCTTCAAGGGCAGCACACACAGGTCATATCCGTTCGCTCGTCTTCGCAGACACGGGCAGTGGATACGGACTGGCGGGTGAGGGATGCTCGAACCGGAACCGAGTTCAACATCCGCGACGTTACGCCCACCAATGATCGGCAGTGGCTTGATTTCCTTTGTCAGAGTGGCGTGGCAAGCGGATGACGAAAATTCAAGGTCTCGATCGCCTCAACAGAAAGATGGCGAAGTTGCCCGCGGTTGCCAAGCAGATGATCCGGCAGGCAATGGAAGCCAAGGCGAATGAAATCGTCGCCATGATGAAAAACCTCGTCCCGGTCGATGATGGAACGCTGCGCGACAGTATCAGTTGGACTTGGGGCAACGCGCCGAAGGGTTCGCTTACTCTCGCCTCTGTCCAGGCGACTGGCGACAGCGGTATGACGCTAACGATCTACGCCGGCAACAAGGAAGCCTTCTATGCCCGTTGGGTCGAGTTCGGCACGGCTCGTCACGAGAACGGCGGCCTGTTTGCTGGCTCAAGTCATCCCGGCACAACTGCGCAGCCGTTTTTCTTCGTCTCGTGGCGGGTCAACAAGAAGCGCACCGTTCGCGCGATACGCAAGGCGTCGCGAGACTCAGCAAAGAAGGTGGCGGCAGGATCATGACAAACGACGCTGCGCACGAGCTGCAGGTGGCCATCGTCACTGCCCTGAAAGCTGATCCTGATGTGGCCGCGCTGGTCAGCAATCGCATCTATGACCGGGTGCCAACGAGTGACGGGAAGATCACTGCGACCTTTCCCTATATCTCGTTCGGGCCCATGCAGGATTTGCCGGAAAACGCTGACTGTATCGAAGCGTCCGAGCTGGTCATCCAGTTGGACGCATGGTCCCGCGATCCCGGCTTCATGGAAGGCCGCAAAATCGCCAAGGCCATCAAGAAGGCTCTGGACGAACAAAGTCTGCCTCTGGCCGACAACGCCCTTGTTTATTTCGAGTTTGACGGTCGCCGCGATCTGCGCGCGCCGGATGGCTTGACAACCCAGATCGTCAGCACGTTCCGCGCTGGCGTCGAGCATCACTGAAAACGCCAACACAGGAGGCCGCAATGGCTCAGGCAACCACCATCAAGGGGGGCAAGATTCGCGTGCTCCTCGGCAACGACGCTGATCCGATCGTGTATGCTGCACCCTGCGGCTTCACGCAGCGCTCCATCACGCTGAACAAGGGCCTAGAAGAGGTTAACATCCCAGACTGTGAGGACCCGGATAAGGTCGACTGGATTGGCCGCGATGCGACGTCTCTTTCGATGGGCATTTCCGGCGAAGGTGTGCTCGCATCTGAAAGCGTCGACACCTGGCTCGAAGGCTTCGATAGCATCGAGAGCATTCCGGTAAAGGTCGAATGGGAGTTTCCCGCAAAGACGATCACCTGGACCGGCCGCATGCATATCGAAAGCATGGAAGTCGGCGCCAACAATGGCCAGCGCGCAACCAACAACGTTTCGCTCCAGAGCGACGGCGAAATGGCCCGCGTTACCACGCCGGTCACGCCCTAATGCGGGACGCGACTGTTACCTTCGATTGGGCTGACGGGACACATTCGTTCCGTCTTGCCTGGGGGCAATTGGCAGAGCTTCAGGAGAAGTGCGATGCCGGCCCATATGTCGTGCTCCAGCGCCTGCATAGCGGCGCATGGCGCATCGAGGACATCAGCAACATCATCAGGCTTGGCCTGATCGGCGGCGGCATGGAGCCATCGCCAGCCCTCAAGCTGACGCGTGCTTACGTCGAGGCTCGCCCACCCATGGAAAACCTTATCCCGGCCCAGGTCATTCTGTCTGCAGCACTGACGGGCGCGCCGGAGGAGAAGGTGGGGGAGGACGGCGCAGCAAGTCAAAAGACAAACAGCTTGACGAACTCCCAAACGGAAAGCTGAGATTTGCTGCGATCTACGGGACCGGCGCCGTTATTGGATTCACCCCGCAGCAGATAAACGAGATGTCTGTTTGGCAATTCATGGCGGCGGTGGACGGTTACGTTGAAGCCAACAGCCCCGACGATGGGGCGCTGACGGCGAAAGAAGTCGAGGAACTGTGGGATTGGCTACGAGGATAGCTAGAAGGTTGACTCAGGAAGGCAGGTGATTGAGCCATAACCCAGGGTCTCATTGTATGTACCTAAGGCATTTCCTACGCTTTTTAGTTCCTTCTTTCTGTCCTCGCACTCGGCCTTCGATAATCCACGCGCTGCCTCATTCTCGGAGTTTCCTAGAGCCTGAATTAGCCTGTACGTCTCGGCTTTGCTACTCACAGATGAGACAGAGCTCGAAGCATTTGGCGTGGCAGTCCGATCCAATTTACTTAAGATGACCCCGCCGATAATCATGGCGACAACGAGCGCCGCTATTCGTCCAAATCCCGGTTTAGATCTCGAATCGTTGGCCATGTAGTCCCCCCCAGTAACCACTGCAGTCAGCACTCGTAACAGGAGACAGCCTAGAATGGCAACGGATCTTGAGCGCCTCGTCGTTCAGCTTTCGGCTGACGTAAAGGGATACCAGAACGCGCTCAACCGGGCGCAGGGGATCACCAATCGGCAGGCGCGAGCGATCGAGAGCCGATTTGCTTCGATGAATAAGCGCTTATCTTCGAGCTACTCCGAGCTTGCGGCTGGAGCTGCCAAGGTGTTTGCTTTGATCGGCGGCGCGCAAGGTTTTCGGCAGCTGTCGGATAGCGCGACCCGCATCGACAATTCGCTAAAGGTAGCCGGACTGTCCGGTGAGGCGCTGGAGGGTGTTTATCAGAAGCTGTTTGTTGCCGCCCAAAAGAACGCTGCACCATTGGAAACCCTTGTCCAGCTTTATGGCCGAGTTTCCCTGGTGCAAAACGAACTCGGCGTATCCTCGGATCAGATCATCAAGCTTTCGAACAACGTGGCTCTCGCGCTGCGCGCGTCAGGGCAGTCCTCCCAGGAGGCCTCCGGCGCGCTTCTTCAGCTGTCGCAGGCGCTTGGCGCTGGTGTTGTCCGCGCTGAGGAATTCAACTCCATTCAGGAGGGCGCTCCGACCATCCTTCAGGCTGCCGCCGCTGGCATTCAACAGGCCGGCGGTTCGGTCGCCAAGCTTCGCCAGATCATGCTGGACGGAAACCTGTCTTCGAAAGCATTCTTTGACGGCATCAACGCCGGCGCACCGGTGCTTGAGCAGAAAGTTGCGAGCGCCGTTCTCACTGTTGATCAGCGCCTTGAGAACCTGCGTACGGCGCTAACGAATGCCACACGCGAGTTCAACACGTCATCGAATGCGGCCAATACCTTTGGCTCTGCCATCGATAATATGGCGGACTTCGTCAACAGCGTCGATATGGACGGCCTTGCGGCCGACATCAGCGCCATCATCGAACTGCTGAACAGTGGCGCTGTTGCCGCACAGGGATTTGCCGAGTGGATCGGTAGAATAAGCGGTCTGCAAAACATCGGCGGCAGCATCATCGGCGCGTTTGATAGCAACGGAGACGGCAAACTCTCGGCTTTCGGCGGTGCGCTGATGGTCAACTCGACGGTGAAAGCCAGTGACAAGCTGGTCGACAACACCGAGAAGCGACTGAGCCTCGAAAGGCAGATTGCCGAGATCAAAGCCAATCCGATGAATGTTCTCGGACAGGCTGAGATCAGGCAGCTGGAAGGGCAGATCAAAGGACTTCAGGAAACGGCTACGAAGACCGCTTCCACGATCATCCAAAATACGCTCAACAATGTTCCGCTGAAGTATCCGACCGCAGCACCAACAATCGCTGCTACCAACGCCGCGGCTGGCGGGAAGACCACTGTCAGCGCATCGGGCGGCGCCAAGTTCACGCCGATCGACATCACCGATCCCCAGTACAAAGTAACCAGTTCCGGTTCGGGAAAGCGCAAATCTGGCGGCGGTAGCTCGCGGCAAAATGAGTACCAGCGCGAGATCGAGCAGATCCAGCAGCGCACCGCAGCTCTTCAGGCTCAGACGTCGGCACAGGCCGCGATTAATCCCTTGGTCAACGACTACGGTTACGCGGTTGAGTTCGCCAGATCAAAACAGGATTTGCTCACTGCCGCCCAAGAGGCGGGCATTACGATCACTCCAGAACTGACGGCCAGTATCGAGCAACTGGCGTCGGGATATGCGAAAGCTGTCGTTGAATCCGAACGTCTTGCGGAAAGTCAGGATAAGGCCAGGCAGGCGGCCGAGGACTTCAAGAATACGGCGAAGGACATCACGAGCGGGTTTATCTCGGATCTCCGCAGTGGAACGTCCGCTGCGGAGGCGCTCTCGAATGCTTTGAACAGGGTGCTGGACAAGGTCATCGATATTGGACTCAACAGCATCTTCGGCCTTGGCGGCGGTGGCGGCCTGTTTTCCTTTCTTGGCTTCAAGAAGGGCGGCAAAATCCCTGCCTTTGCCGGCGGAGGAAAGCTTTCTGGACCTGGAACGGGTACGTCCGACTCCATGCTGGTTCGGGCGTCGAAAGGTGAGTACATCGTCAATGCCAAGGCTACCAAAGCGCACCTGGCGCTGCTGGAGGCGATCAACGGCGGCAAACTTCCCGCTTTCGCCACAGGCGGTTTGCTTGGTGGGGGCATTGCGCCAAAAGCGCCGTCTCTGCCCTCTGTGAGTAACCTGCCTTCGGGGAGGTCGAGCAAGGACACTGTCAGCATCGTCCTCCAGGATGATAGCGGGCGGATGGCTTCGATTGCCGATCAACGCATCGAGACGGCCACCGGCACAATCGTGAACGTGGCCGTGGCTCAGTCCAGCCGGGCAGCTCCTGCCGCAATGGCTCAGTATCAAAACAGCAAAGGCGGCGCGGGGTGGAGATAAAGGCATGATACCGGTATTTCCGAACTGCGTTCTTCGACCGCAGCAGATCGCCGCGACGGTTGTGCCGCTCACGCGCTCCGGTGGCCGCACGCTCGGCGGCATCGAAACCGCGACCCGTACCGACCTGGGGTTCTGGGTTGTCGATTACAGCAATGTCGTGATGCAAAACCGCAATCGCGCGCAATGGCAGACCTGGCAGGCTATCAGGCAGATGCTTGGTGGGCGGTCGGGTCGGATGGCAATTCCGGTTCGTCCCGGTCTTTCGGCGCCGTACGCCTCTGGTAAATTCGAGCCAAGGCCATTGATGCCCCACAGCGACGATAGCCTGTTTTCTGACGGTTCCGAATATGTTCAGGGCGCCATAAGCGTCGTTTCACAAGGCGTGACGAGCGTGGGGGCAACCTCAATGCGCCTTCGCATCATCAATGCGGCAGACAACCTTGTCGGGGTTCGCTTCTCGTACAGACACGCGCTTTACGAAACCGGGCCTGTCACGGACATCGACGGCGACATCTGGACTGTCCCCATCAGCCCAAGTGTGAGGGAAACCATCCCGCACGGCGCAGAACTAGAATTTGATCAACCTACGGTTCTTTGCCGACTGACTGAGGACAGGGGGATGGATGTTACCGAGAACGCGATTGCGAAAAATTCATATCCGTCGATCTCCTTCGTCGAGGATACGGACTACTGGTATCGCCTTGCGAAAGGGCTCATCTGATGGCGTCCCTTCGCATCCTCTGCGACATCATTCTCCCCGGCGATACGGTTCGCATCTGGGACGGTTCTGGCGGCATGTACATCGATGACGACGGGGAGATTTATCGCGCTGCCCAGTTCACCGAGGACGCGTTGCAATCGATCGAGGCTGCCATCAATGGCGAAGCCTTCACGCTGACGCTGTCATTGATCAACGTCGATACGTCCACTGGCGACGCAATCTGGGACTATGACGAGACCAGCAGTATTTCGGGTTCGCCGTTTATCCTGAAGCTTCAGGAAATGGATGAAACGGACCAGCCGATTGGCACCCCTGAAATCAAGTTCACCGGCACGATCGACAATCTAGAGGTCGTCGATCAGGCCGACAACGATTCCTCGACGTCTGTTGTGACGATTGAGGTCGTCAACGCTTTCACGCTGCGCACGAGCTCGCACGGTGGCGTCCTTTCAGACGTCGACCAGAAGGCTCGATCTGCAAGGCTCAATCCCGGCGCGCCGGCCGATCGCTTCTGCGAACGGATACCCGGTCTTCGCGACAAGACGATCAGATGGCCGAACTGGTGAAGGAGATGCGGCAATCAGGATTCGGCTGACGACGCCAATTCTTCGTTCGCCGGTTCAGAGTGAGCAAGTCGGCGCGCTGTTGCGTTCGTGTCATACGCGGCAATGTTCAGATCAATTTGATCAGCAAGCAAACGAAGGATTTGCGGGATGCGTCGAGCGGCCGCGTTTTCGACTGCCAGATACGGACTGTCGGTTTGTTCGCTTTGGTCCTCGTCGTGCGGAGGCTGGTTGGTGATGGTGATGACGCCGACGGTCGTTTCGGAAGACACCATGAAGTTGGCCTGATAACGCGACAGCCCTTCGCGGGGCGTGTCCTTAAAACGAATGCTGCCGCTGCCAAACGATGTCAGTGACAGTTCAAAATCATTCTCATCAGCCATGGCGCCCCTCCGACAAAGGCGGCAGAAAACCATGCAATCAACCGAGAGTCGAGTCATGGAAGAGCGCCTAAAGGCCTTCCTAGCAGCCAACGAGCGAGAGCCGTGGACGCCGGGAGGAAGGGTCGATTGCTGCCTTGCTCTAGCTGAGTGGGCGATCTGGCTCGGATATCCCGATCCAGCGGCGCATTTGCGTGGTGCGTATCAGCCCGGGCAGGGGCAGATCGACATTCTCGCCGAGAGCGGCGGAGCAATCATGCTGGTGAAAAGCTGCACCGAGTCTCTGGGGCTTTCGGGCACAGATACACCGCAGCTCGGCGATATCGGCGTTGTCGGTAGTACCCATAACATCACAAGACAATTCGGCGTCATCCATGATGGTGCGGGCTGGTTAACCAGAACGCCGCGTGGATTTGCCCGTGTAGCCGCAAAGACTTTGGCGGCCTGGAGACTGTAGTGGGCATCCTTGAATCGATCGCGCTTATGGTTGTCGCCTTCATCGGCCCGACCAGCGTCCTTGCGTCCAACCTGCTTTATCTCGGCACCATGGCTGCCCTCTATGGCGGCATCGCCTATGGCGCCATGGCCCTGCAGGGCGCCTTCGTGCAGAAGCCTGCTGTGCCGAAGCCCGAGGATGGTTCCTATAACCTCAAGCAGAACGTACCGCCGCTTTCGATCGTCATGGGGCGAGTGAAAAAGGGGGGCGACTATACGTTCCTTGAGGAGGCAAATGGCACCGCTTACCACATCACCTGCCTTGCAGGGCACCGCATCAATAGCGTGCTCCGACATTACCTGCATGATGAGCCGGTCACGCTGAGTGCAGGCAATAACGGATGGGTCGTGGCGCCTGAGCATTTTGCCAAACCCTATCGCGGCTCCGGCAACTGGGTGCTGATCCAGTGGCATGCGGGCCTTGATGGTGAAGTCGCCTATTCCGATGTCGTCTCGGCGTTCCCCGGTGTCTGGACCAATGAACATCGCGGCGACGGTCTTGCGACCGTCCGCATGTCCTGCTCGACGGTCACTCAAGAGGATTATCTTGAGATTTACCCAAACCAGATGCCGGAGCATTCCTGCGTTCTGGAGGGGGCGCTGCTTTATGATCCGCGGCTGGATTCAACCGTTCCCGGTGGCGCCGGTGGCCAACGAACCAACAATCACAACAGCTGGACGTTCTCGACCAATCTGGCGCTGATGCGTCTGCGCCATCTGTGCAGCCCGTGGGGCGGCAAGATGAGCTATGACCGCATGTACATGTCGGACTGGATCAACGCAGCGAATGTGTGCGACCAGATCGTGGTCAATCGCATCGGCGGTGTCGAGCTTCGCTATCACGGCGGCCTGTGGTTCCGCACCAACAATGATCAGATCGAAGTCGGCCGTTATCTCGATGAGGCTGGCGAGCTGGTGGTTTACGAGCGCGCCGATGGAAAGATTGGCGTTCATGCAGGGCAGTTCGTCGAGCCGGATATCACGCTCGACCAGGACCATATCTTCGCGATCCGCGTCGACAAAAACAAGCGGCTGTCTTCGACGGTTCTCGCGGTGCGTGGCCGATATGTGAACACCGACAACCATTTCGTGACGGAAGACGCTGCGATCTACGGCGACCCCTATGGCGAGTTCGATGAAACGGAGCGGACAAAGACTTTCGACAACCCGGTCATTCAGTCGCACAACCACTGCCAGCGCAAGCAGAAGCTCACCTATATCCGAGCCAATGCCCGCAAGGTCTCGATCACGGCGAACTACAGCGATGCAAAGAACTGCGCCTATCGCCGGTTCATTCGCGTGCATTATCCCAGCCGTGGGCTTGTCAACGCGATTATCGAAATCACGTCGACGGTGACACTCGATCTTCGCAACATGCGGGTCTCGTTCTCAGGCATTGTGGTTTCATCCGATCTCTACGCCTTTAGTGCGGCGACGGAGGAAGGCTCTCCCGGCAACACGGTGACACCGGTTGTTCCCGGTGGCGTTCCAGTGCCTTCGGGCTTCGTCGCATCTGTGCAGACGGAGGTAGTTTCGGGCGGCGCGTCTGCGGCGCTCATCGCGGGTGAGTGGTCGTTCCAAGCGCTCATTCTCAATTACGAGATGGAGTTTGAACCAGTCGACGGTTCTGCGGCCGCGCAGTCGGTCTATTCGAAGGCGGGCGATACGGAAGTCAGAACGCCGTACCTCGTGGACGGCAAGCAGTATCGGGTGCGTCTTCGCACCTGGGGCGGCGGCACCAAATCGGAGTGGACGGACTACCAGCTGTTGACGGCGGTTGCTGATCCCACGCCGCCTGGTCCTGTGACCGACGTTTCGGCCACCGAAGGCACAGGGCAGGCGCTGTTTCAGTGGACGGCTCCGAACAGCAGCAACTACTTCGCCTGCCGGATTTATCTCAACACGTCGAACAGCTTCTCCGGAGCTTCACTCGTGGCAACCGAGTACGGGCCACCGAGCGCGATCGACCAGCGGGCGATCCTCGGCCTCGACGAAGACGATTATTACGCATGGCTCGTCGCCATCAACGCCTCGGGGCGACCAGCGAGCGCAGTCCCGACCGGCATATTCACCGTCTCCTGACGGACCAGCAACAAACAGATCAGATTGGCGCCCTGCATTTGAGGGCCGCTTTCGCATGGAGAGAAACATGGCGAATGAAATTCGTGACGCCTTCCGCGAGACTTTCCGAGACTATGTGACAGAGGGCGTCCCCTCTAGCGGTAGCCATCAAGTAAAAAAGAAAGATGCTAGAAACCTGGGTAATGTCGTTCAGACCCAGTTTCAGGCTGCGGCCGCGGGCAATATCACTGCGGCGACCTGGTCGCAGCTTGTGTCGACCCCTGGTTCGCGTGTGGGGCAGCCCGGGCAGGTGGCGGCAAGTGACGCTGGCACGCACACTGATCCCGTTGTCGGTGGCACTGTGAAGAACAGTGGCGAATATCGATGGTCCGGAACCGCATGGCAGCGAACCGGAGACATCATTGATACGGTCACGATCACTAGCAAAATCTCATCTGCGGAAGACAGCATTGCTCGTGTCGGAGCAATTGCGGCTGTCAGGTCTATTCCTGAAGCGTCGCAGGGGCTTCCCGTCGTCGTGAACTCCAACCCTTGGCGCACAGCCAGAAACGTCAATGCAAATTTCGCAGGTTGGCAGGTTGGCGTTCGCCCGAACCGTCCTTTGATTCCGGCAGAGTTTGTCATGCCACTCATCGTGCCATCGGACACATCAAAACTCACGCTTGCCATTTATCGACGGCCAGCAAGCAGCGCTGACGGTCCATTCGTCGGTAACGATATCATTGTCATGCCGGAAAAAGACTATTCGCTGGCCGACACAGGGGCAACGATCGGTCAGATGAGCCAAGTCCGGTTCAATATACGGGGCATCGCAGCGGTACTAGATCCGGCCAGCCTGTATGGCTTTGTCGTTTTTGCAAAGGATGCCGGCGGCAACCCGCTTGCTCTCGTTTGCGGTCAGGGTGGCACGCTGCCTGTCAATCCGCAGGTGGCTCGGGGTTACTATTTCAATATTCCTACAGGGACGTGGCTTGGGCCGCCTACCAGTTCCGTGGCTTACGAGCTTGTCGGCAACGAGGTTGATGACGTCGGGCGTCTCAAAGTTGATTTGGCAAACCTGCTGGCCGCGACAGGTGCTGTAGAGACAGAGGCAAAAACAACCAATTCCCTGACGGGTTACTATGGCACGTCAGCCGGTTTCACGCGGTGGCAAGTAGGCCTTCTTCTTTCTGGCGATGTCCGGGGCGCTCATATCAGCGCGACAATGCAAGGTGTCCCCGATACATCAAGAATTCGTTTCAGGGTCTACAGGCGACCTGTCGCTGTCGGTGATAGTTCCACGGGCACTGACTTTAATGCCTTTGGCACGGACCCGACCGACGAAATGGTATTGGAACGCTTCTACCGTGTCTCCGACTTGGGAATGGTCGTCGGCGCGTGGACTGAGGCGGACTTTGATCTTAGCGATCTTGGCGTGCTGTCTTCGAGTTTCATCTATGGCGTAGACTGGTTCGGCATTAAAGCGGATGGAACGGCGGCGACGCTCGGCTTCGGCTTCAACGGCAATGCGGTGTTTCCTGCCGAGCCAGATTATCGACGTGGCTTCTACTCCACTAATGGCACAACATTCGCCGTTCTGAACGATGCAAGCTCGCTTGCCTACACGCTCTCAGTCAGCGCCTTTGAAAGCGGCGCGGGCGCGCCACATAGGCCGATAGTTCCGACAATCATATCGCCCGACACAGATGAGGTGACGCAATCCCTGTCTCTCACTGTGGCGATACGATCTATGACCGTGATGCGCCCCAGTGGGAACCTCTCGATACCCGGAACATCCGTGACGTTTGATCCGGTGGTAATGTCGTCATTGTCCAATCAAGCGACTGTCCTGGCCGCTGGTTCACTGACGACGCCAAATTTGCCTAGTCGCCACCAATATATCGGCTCAATTGAAGTCGTTAACCCCGGTAGTGGTGTGGTGTTAGTCGAGGGGACGCACTACTCCATTGATCGTAACAGGGGGTCCCTTCTCAGGTTGAACGGGACGGAAGATTACGCTGTGCTTGCGACCTATCAGGGCTACGAGCATCGTTATGATCTCATCGTTGCGGATGCGACAACTGGCGCAATATCGGTCGTGAAGGGTACGAGCAGGATCATCGATCCAGAGAATTATCGCCCTCAGGTCCCGTTGGGCAAGATCGGCCTTTATTCCTGCTACGTCTGGCGAGATGGCGTCGATCTGATGCCTATCCATAGATTTCCGAGGCAGGTTCACCTTGACCGCCGCGCCGAGCACCAGGAGACATTGGAGTACAATAGACGCGTGTTGGCGCCGGTTCACGCCCGCGCCATCCGGCAAGATCCTATCATCATGGTCGGCTACGGAGACAGTATCACGAGCATTACAGGGGGCGGGACGCCTGATCAGCTGTCACCTGGTGGGATTTTCCGCGACCGTGTTTCGTTCTTCGCACGCTTTCCGGCTGATACCCTCGAGATGATCGAAAAATTTGACATCGACGGAATGCCGAACCCGGCTGGCCTCTACATGCATTGTGGCTGGAACTGGTATATCAAGGCCGCACTTGAGATGTATGGCTCGGATGTCACCTATCTGAACTTTGGTGTGGGTGGATCGACATCGGCCAATTCGATCACCGGCAGCACGTACAATGGTCTGCACCCTGACAGGCTGAACCCTGTTCTCGCAACTGGCGCGCATCTTATGGTTCTGGCTTTCGGAATGAATGAGCTCAGCGCAACAACGACCTATGCCAATGTAGTCAACATCATCAAGCAGGCTCAAGCGGCGGGAATGGTTGTCTTGGTAGTGACGCCTCCAAGGCGCAGCAGCTGGATTGATGGCAATTACCCCACTGCATGGCTTCGAACGCATGACGAGCTCGTTCGGGCGGCGCTGGATACCGGCTCCGCCGTTGTCTCGCTGCATGAGATCCTAGGCTACGGCAACGAAGGGGCGCTTGGTTTCTCACCTCGCAATATGTGCAACCAAAACGTGATCAATCATCCGAGCCTGGCAGAGTTTCTGTCTATCGGAGAGTTCGTCGCAAGGTTGTTCAGATAGGCGCAGGTCCGGCAAATTGCACGTGGCAAAGCGAAACAAAAAAAGCTCGTCACCTGGCGGGGTGACGAGCTCACGCTTAAGCGCTGCTAGCAACGCCTCTGCATTCTCTGATGCTTGTTCTTAGCATTCTGTGTCGTTGGAAATTAAGTAGCGCATATAGATTGCGCAAAGCTTACGTCTGAATAGCAAGTATTAGCAATCAATACAAAAGAGGCCCGCCACACGCAATATGGTGGCGAGGCCTCATGCCGCGGCCTGTTTCAGGGGACGCGCGGCGGCACTTTTTATTGTCGCTGACGACAAGTTGCAACCTATCTGAAATCACAATCAGGAGAACGCTCATGGCGATTGTAGGTGGTGCAGCAGTGCTTGATTGCACGTGGCTCTAGATGATCGCAAACTCAGGGAAGCCGTGGGCGCCTGCGCTTTCTCTTATTTCTACTTTGCTGTGGCGCGCGTCCAGAAAAGTAGGCGTCAAGGTAGGCCTTCGTTTTTGCCTCGCCTTCTTTCGTAGCCTTGATGCTGTCGGCGGAAGGTTCTCTTTGCTGCATTGGAGCGGTGGCTTGCGGGGGTGCGGGAATAGGCTGCGGCGAAGGTCGGCGTTGGGTTTGTAGCGTACTGCCATGATCTTGATTTGCTGCATACCGGGCAAAACCAGCGACTATGGCGAGAATAGTAGCAACTATTCCTCCCCATCCATGGCGCACCCCTCCATGGTGAGAACAGGCCCCTGATCGCCCAATTGAGGAAGAATGCCAGCCGTCCTTGCAAACCGGGGGGCCGGAAAAATAGCGGAAAGCAATCGCGGTCAAAATAAACACTGCAATCGCGACAACAAATGGATTTTTTATCAGCGATTTCATACCTGCGACCCCAAAGCTTTAGTGAAGCACGGGGAGGGACGCGAGTCGAGCTAGTAGAGAATGCCTAAAAATGAAAAACCCGAGGGAATGCCTCGGGTTAGACATAGGATCATCATTGACCGTTAGCTCGCCAGCGCTCGTATAGAGTCTCGTATTCCTTATAGGCTTTTTTGTTTTTCGCTTGGACGCCCTGTATGAAGGGTTTGGCGCCCTCGTAATCCGCTAGGAAGGTGCCGCGAAAATATTTTTTGTACAGTTTCTCGTCCAGAACACCCGTGAGCATTCCTAGCGACATAACTTCGTAGTTGTTGAGTATTGCTCTAACTGCGGCGGCATTTTCGTTTGTGACGCTGGCCTGTTTGGACAAATCTGTGAGCTCAACAGGCGTCATCGAATCCCGCGCTTTGATGAAAAGCTTTCGAGCGTCGATATAATCTTTATCCCAGAGCTGGTGCTCAATGGTGTTAAAGGTCAGCGTTTCACGGGCAATTTTTCGCTGCCATCTGGCACCAAAGATAGCCGCAGTGATGATTGCTGTAACAGAAAGAATTGCGGCCCAGATTGGAGTCGGGACGAGTTGGAGGCAGGACACAAAAATGGCCCAGCACGACTGCGCTGGGCCATCCGAGAGTTCTACCGCCGCTTGAGTAGCTGCGGTCTCTGCCATTGTTAACCGCCGTCGCCTTCACGGAGTACGGCTAGAATAATCTGATGCACCATTTGCTGCCTCCAAAATGGGAGCCGAAACGATTATCGGCTCTTCTGCCCCCTAAAGTGCGTAGTGAAATATGGCATTTCAATACGCAGTCTGCCTTAGAATCCTTCCGACGTAGTTAACGCCGGGATTGGGACTTTAAGCACAACCCTTGAGTACATACAAGACTCTCAAAAGGGTGGGCTAGTTCCCTTGCTCGAAACTGGAGAGAGATTTTGAAGGATAGACCAAGTCCTCTTTCTCGGGTTTGAGCACTTCGTTCACCATTATTTTACTACAGAAAGTCAGTTCCGGAAAGGAAATCACCATGGCACGACGCATCAACGCGGCGGGGCTTTCGCACATCATGCAGTGGGAAGGTAAAAGGCTCGTCGCATATCCCGACGTGGCAGGAATCTGGACTATCGGCTATGGCCACACCACGGCGGCCGGCATCCCCCGTGTCCGCGAAGGCATGCGGATCAGCGACAAGGAAGCGGAAGACATCCTGAAGGATGATCTGCGTAAATTTGAGAACCGCGTGAACTCCTTGGTCAAGGTGCCGCTGAGCGATAATCAGTTCGCCGTTCTGGTATCTTTCGATTTCAATACGGGTGCGCTCCACAAGTCCACGCTCTTGAAAAAGCTCAACGCAGGCGACTACGACGCAGTGCCAGCAGAACTCATGAAGTGGGTAAACGCTGGTGGCAAGCGAGTGCAGGGGCTTGTCAATCGCCGCGCCGCCGAAGCTGGTCTTTGGGCCAAGGGCGAGTTCGTTTCGAGCAACACTGTCGAGGCCTCTCGCGCCGTTCCGAAAAAAGATGTGGCTGTCATCGGCGGTACTGGTCTTGCCGGCGCCAGCGCTGCGATCGGTCCCGCTATTCCTGACGTCGTTGACGCCGTCTCAAGCCAGCGCGATGAGCTGACAAGCGGGCAGTGGGCGCGTGTCGTCGTTGCCGTTCTGATCTTGTCGCTCACGCTCTGGGGTATCTGGCAGAAGGTCAAGTCGTGATGTGGGCAATTATCCCGTCATGGCTCAAAATCGCTGCTGTTGGCCTCCTCTGCGCCTCTGCGCTGGGAACCGCATCCTATCTGGCCGGTAAGCGTGTTCAGCGTGCCGAGATGGCTACAGAGACGCTGACAAAGACCGTCGAAGTTCTCCAATCAAGGAACGAAACCAATGTGGAAATCACTTCTTCCGCTGCTGCTGAGCTGTGCAGTTATTTCGGGTTGCCAGACGAAGAACGCCTCGAATGTGTGCGCAGGCTGGAGCAAGCTGACGCCGACGCTCGACACAGCGCTCAAGATCACGATGGACGACCGGCAGTTCGCTAACCAGGTCGCTTCCCATAACTCACACGGCACTAAACAGGGCTGCTGGTAGCCTTGGAATTTCAATCGCATCTCAAGGGCAGGCTTACCGGATGGCGGAGAATACAAACATGCAGATAAGTCGCGCTCCGAAATTGGAATGGAACCTCAATACCATAATCCAGATTGTCACCCTCATCGGCATGGTCGGGGGCGGGATTGCAATCTGGGTGGACAAGAGCCGAGACATAGAAGAGCTTCAGGGCTGGCGAACGAACCACGAGCAGCTGCACAAGGAGCGCCTTGTGGACGTTAAGGCGAACGAGGCTAGGAACGATGAGAAGTTCAAGAGCGTCGAGGCTGATGTTCGAAAGCTCACCAGCCTAACAGACAGCCTGAATTTCCGCCTAACCACCAACGAGAACGCCACGACCGGGATCGCTTCAACGGTCAAGGATATCCAGACCCAGCTATCTCAACAGTCAGGGGACCTTCGCGAGATCAAGGTTATCTTGCAGCGGATGGAGAAGGGGCAGAGGCCCTGA